TCTTGAAAAATACGAGCTGCTCTTATTGTAATGTATCGTCTCGCGCTTTCAGGAAGTTCATCAAACGGAAGAAATAAAATTACTCTAGCGTCTAAAGCTTTAGTAAAAATATATGTGTTACCTTCCTTGTTAAAAAGAAAACCCCCTCTTTTGATTACGTTATATGTAGTTGGAGAATATTTGTTAATATTCAAATCCACTCGCATGATATTTGTTGCGAGAGGAATTTTAGAATCAGTATCTAAAGATAAAGTGTAATCATAAAAAGTGCAGAAGTGCCAACCCCATGATTGTGTTTCACGAGAGCACTCTTTTAATAAATTTTGAGCTTGAGTTGCGTCTATGGGTAGACTTCCAGTTAAACTATTTACCGGAGCTTCTCCAATGGCACTCAAAATCGTATTTATACTCTCTAGTTCGCTTGTACTATCGTATGTTGCCATGATATTTTTTTAAATTAAAAAATAGGGCGCATGGTTAGCGCCCTATAAGTTTCCATAATATAAAATTATGAAGTTGTGATTTCTACTGCTGATTCTGGGCGTAAAATCCCATGACCATAGGCTAGCTTTCCAACCATCAATGTACCCTGACGACGAATATCGTATTCGGATTCCATTTTTAAGTCTTTAAGCTTAACAGTACCAACAGCACTTTTATGAAAAACAACAGCAGCGGTGGCTTGTGCTGCCACGTTGTATGTGTTGTTTGTGCCCGTAGTACTATCACCAGAATGGTTAGTAAAAGCAGTTGTTGCGGTATTTGATTTTACAATGTGAATACCAGCGGCCTTCAGGACTTTGCCTTCAGCATATACACCATTGCCGCCACCAAAATCTCTATTCAAGATTTTATCGTTTTGAACAATGTTGTAGTATGTATTTGGAGTAACAACGCAGAATCTATCTGACTCTGGTATGTTGTTATTATCCAAATCTTCCGCAGCTTCAAAGATTGTAGCAATCAAAGATTCTGCATTTGTTAATGCGTCAGCATCAACAATTTCACTTCCACCACCAGTACCGCTTGTTGTTTCGGCTGCTCTAGCAGCTAAACAAACAAGTTGCAGTAAGTGTTGGTCTACTTTGTTGGCGAGTGCCTCACCCATTTCTTGGCTATAGGCATTTCTATAATCGAAATGCGCCTTAGCTTGGTCTAGTTCAGATATGAAGGAGTGCGAAATAAGTAAATCATCTATTGTGATAATTTTCTCATTTTTTTGCAGGACTTGTCCTACAATTTCTTCTCCAGCAACGTGGTACTCTGCAGCAGCAGCCTTCCCTATTCAAGTTACTCCAATACTTTCGTATCGGCTTGGACTATACCTTCAACTGTTCTAGTTGGACTCCGTCTAGTCTCTACACTTTCAAGTAATTATAAATTACAAGCTTAGCTCGGTATTACCATATTAAAGGTTTCACCGAATTTGAAGTCGTTTCAGTAATGTATTCCTACACTACTACGCAATTTTACTTACGGGGAATTGAGCTGATTTGCCTTGCGAAATAGAACGTGTCATAGTCAATGCCAGCATTTTATTTGCTTTAGCAAAAGCAGCTAGTACTTCTGAACTAAAAACCTTGAGAAATAAAGCATTATCATCACCAGCATTATTAGCTTTACCTAAAAAGCTTACAGTTGCATTAGACATAATATTTTTCCTTTATGTTTAAAGTTAAATTGCTTTCAATAATTTCGCTTGAGTTCTCTTACGCATAAGGCAAAAGTTATTTTGTATTGATTGCTTCACCTCTCTAATTAGAGGTGGTGAAATAAAAGGGAGCATTAAGCTCCCTTTCTTTATTAATGTACTTCGATTTGACGTGGTTTCTTATGTTCTGGTATTTCTCGTTCAAGGTCTACTGTTAGTAAACCTTTTTCAAGTTTAGCGTCTTTTACTTTAATGTCTTCACCTAAAGCAAATGAACGTACAAACTCTCTTTGAGCAATACCTCTATGAAGAACTCCGTTAACTTTTTCATCAGTTTTATTTTCTCTTTTACTTTTTATAGTTAAAGTATTTTCTTTTGCTTCAACTGAAATATCTTTCTTATCAAATCCTGCAAGCGCGACTTCGATTTTATAATCGTTATCTTTTCCTTGTACGATATTGTAAGGTGGATAATTTGAAACAAACTCTGAAGAATCTAACATTTTGTCAAACTCATCAAAGAGAGAATTAAATCCAATGGAAAAAGGTTTTAATCTGTCAAACGAGTTCCATACAGAAAGGTCTCTTGTCATTTTTCACTCCTTTTTTAGCAAGTTACTTTCGGAACGCCCACAATGGCACGTTCTCTATATAAATATGAGCATTAAAGCCAAATTTTCAATACTCATGTAGTCTCTCTTAAAAGAGACGACTATTTTTTGTCTTTATATTTATCCATTATTTTTTCGCCTGACCTTCCGAAAATATAGCCTCCGATTCCAATTAATATTATATCAAGAAGTGAGTTTTGAACTGACTCAGGAATATTGCTCGCTGTGTAACCAAACCAATGAGCTACAACTAAACCAGCAAAAACAAGCATGAGCAGAGGCCTCCAATTTCTTTGAAGTATGCTCCCTTTGCTTTCTGCCACTATAATAGAAGCCTGAGCCTCTAATTCTTTCAGCTGTCCTGAAAGTAATTGTTGTTGAATGGATTGTTTTATTTTTTCTGCATCAGCTTTATTATCTATTGTTTTATCAATAGTTTTAAATAAAGTTTTCACCAATGGAGCTACAGCTCCTAATATTCCTAACATTAAATTTTCCTTGAACGATTTGCGGATTTTGTAGTTATGCGTAAATTGGAAAGTAAGTTGTTCATAGGGTTTCCATCTTTATGATGAACGTCTTTTCCATCACCTTTTTTTATTCTTCCACTTTTCATAAATCTACGCCTTGCTAGATTGCGCATAGCGCGTCTCTTTTTTTGTTTTTCTGTAGAATGATAATTATTATATTCTGCTGTATAATTCCTAGTAGGCATATAGTTGATTGTAGTACAAAACAAATTCTGCAAACTCGATTAAAACTATTAAACCTAATTCAACAGCTAGTATTGTATGGTAAACAGTCCAAAGCACTGACTGCCTCTTACCATCTAAAGATTTATAATTAGCCATTAACTAAAATATATTAGTAATAATCGCAAAAACGAGAATAAGACTAAATATGCAGATAAACATTTTTCCTGCTTTACTTAATTTATTCCACTTATCTTTTATTTTTTCTTTAACCGATTGCATTTGACCTCTTAATTTTATCCTCAACATTTTTTCGATAAGCTGTATCTACATTGTATCGAGGGTCGTTAATTGCAGAGATTATTTCTGCAGTTGATTGATACGCATTTACTGTTGAAGAAATTCCACCTTTAACTAAATTTGGAACTACCCCCACAGCGTTATCATATCTCGCTTTTAAACCTGAAGCCGCCATGATGGCCTCTTCCATACTTCCATTTGTAACTGTGTTATTAAAAGTATTCACTTCAGTTTGTGGTAAGTTTTCGCCAGCCCATTTAACAATCTCCTCATAAGATTCTTTATTGCCGGCAACTTGATAAATTTGATTTAATTGATTGTCTGCTAAGGCTTTTTGCCCTGAGATATAAGTATCAATTAATTCTTTTGATAAACCCTTGCCTTGCAAGTCCGCATAACTCTTGTCTGATAATTCTCCACTGTCTGCGTACTCTTTATAATAAGGGTCTAGTGATAAACCAGTCGCTTCTTCAGCTTCTTTTTGTTCAACTGGAGCTTCATCTTGTTTTGCGGAATAAGCTTTTTCCAATTCCGTATAAGATTTAGCCATGTCTTCAGCTGATTCAAATTTTTCAGGAAGCCAACTAGGTCTTTCAGTCGTACTTTTATCGAGTGTTGTTTTTTGCTGGGCTTCTGTCAGCCCGTCATCTTTTATTTCTACTTGTTCAACCATTTTTTATCCTTGTTGTTGTTGTAGTTGTTCTAAAGCTCCACCGATTGTTGTTGGAGGAATGTTTCCAGCTATTTTAGTTCCAGCTTGCGCTGCTACATCTTGTAATTGTTGCTGTTGCATGTCCATTTGTTGTTGCTCCATTTCCTGAGACAACTCTTCTTCACTTTTTATCAATCCTTTAGGGTCAATGCCTTCACTTGTAGCAAGTCGGCTTATCGCGTCT